ACTTTTTAATTTTTGTCTTTTTGACAAATTATTTTAGTTCCTATAATATTAATTTATGGAAGTAGAAACAGGAAAGCCACCCCAACCCCTTTTGGAATAGAAAAAATAGTGCCTAGTTACCCCTAAAAAGATATCCAACAAAAATTTTATCCAGTATAGACATACTATAAATATATATTTATATGCAAAAAAATATCCAACAAAAAATATTGAGATATAGTTGACAAAACAATATAAATAATATATACTAGCGATAGTAATCTTATTGGTTGCTGGCTAATCTGATAATACAATAAGAGAAAGTCTAGGATAAAAACTAGGCTTTTTCTATTGACATTAAAGGATAATATTATTATAATAAAAGAAGATAAGAGCCGAAGCCCTTATTCATGATAAGTTGTTTTATATAAGCGTTATTAATTTTTGGAGTTATCTATGTCATTTTAGATAACTTCAATTTTTTATATTATTAAACTATAAGGTCATATAGCATGGATTTCTTTAAAAGAGTAGTCAGATAGACTGATAGGTTTATAAGGTTGCTTTTTAGGTGTAGTAATACATTTAGAGAAGGTGTAAAAGCCAACAAAGAGGGAAAGTGCGAGTATTATTGGATAATAAAGCTCTAGTAGGTGTCGTAGTCGAAATATAGGTTGTTTTAACGAACAGACTAACCCTATAACTCACTCTTTGGCAAGAGTGAAGCAATGTAGGGAAAGCTAAATAAGGCTATTTCTCGTGAAGTATCTGAAAAAACGGTACTATAAGACGCAACTAGGATAAAGTAGCTCAATGCGAGATAAAGAACAGAACAAAAATTTTGTTAGGTATAGTTGGTTACTATAAAACAAATCTCTGAATGATGAGTGAAATTTAGTGGTAGACAATCCATTGTAGGTGTAAAACGGGGTAAAATGTTATAAAGTAGCTCTTTATAGCACAGATTTATCTTCCTAGTGGCTGAAGAATTGTCAAAATAACTACTTGTAAGGCGAAGGTCTAATAATTTTATTTTATTATACTATTTAGTAGTAGTAGTAATAAATGACTAGAAGGTGTATGTATGAAAGTACATACTCTTTTTTTGTGTCATAATATGAAAAAAATATAAAATATTATGATAAATATATTGACATTATGATATATGCTATGTTATAATTAAATCATAACGAAAAGAAAGGAGAAATGATATATGTTATGCTTACATTGTGGGAAGGTATATAGTTTTAAAAGACAGGGATACTGTGAAGATTGTTACCAAAAGCTAGTTAGCGAGAACTTAAAGCTACAAATAAGGGTAAAAGAGCTTGAAAGAGCATTAAATTTTGAATATCAACCAAAACACATGAAAGGAGAAAACGAAAGTGAAAAGATATAACGTAGATTATAAAGCAGGTAAAAAAATTATAGTATTAAAAAATATAGACGAAAAACAATTAAATGAATTTCTAAATACATTAGAAAAGGAAGAAAATAGCTCTTTAAATGTAAAACAAATAAAGGAAATTGATGAGGAGGAAAGATAGGAATGTCATATAATAAAGAATATTATGAAGAACACAGAGAACACATGAAAGCAGCTAGAGATAGATATAGGAAAGCTAACAGAGAAGAAATAAATAAAAAGCAAAAAGAACGATATAGAAGCATGACTGAAGAAGAAAGAGAGCAAAGAAATCAAATGTTAAGAGATAAAAGAGCTGAAAAAGGTCAAAAAGCTCGTATTCAGTACAAAATTGACTATTGTAAAAGGCAAATAAAGTTATTTGAAGAAAAAATGTTTATGCTTAAAATGGCTGACCATTGGGACGATAGTGATTATAGATATAGTGATGAATTAAGTGCAAAAATAAGGAAATATGAACAAGAAATTGAAAAATTGGAGAGTGAAAAGAATGAAATTGTTTAGAATAAAGAGTAATGACTTAAATATGTATGTTGAATATATAATAATTGGTGTAAATGGAATTAAAGTTTTACCAACACGCCAACAAAAAAGAGCAGGAATTTATGAGCAAGATAAGGCTGAAAAGTATGTAGAAATGCTTAATAAAGAGAATACAACTCTTGAATTTGTGTTAGAAGGGGTTGAATAGTGTGGAAATTAAGAAAAATAACGTAATTGCAAGAGATTATGTAGAGAAAAACTATATAAAAAAGCAAGATTTATTAGATTGGTTAGCTAAAGAAATGCAAATGTGTAGAAATTCTACAAATAAAACACAAATGTTACCAAAACAAGTATTAGAAGGAATGATTGCTGCATATTCGGCATTATTTTATTACATAGAAGGGGAATAAAATGGAAGTTTGGAAAGATATAGAAGGATTTGAAAACAAATATCAAGTATCGACAGCAGGGAATGTAAAGTCTTTAAACTACAATAACACAGGGAAAGAAAGACTTTTAAAGCCTAAAATCAATAGATATGGCTATAGAGAAGTAAAACTCTCTAAAAACAATAAAACGAAGAATTATTTAGTAGCAACATTAGTAGGTAGAGCATTTTTAGGTTATTGCCCACCTGACATGGAGATTATGCACATTGGAGATAGCCAAGATGATAGGGTAGAAAACTTACAATATGCTTATAGAAGTCAAATATTATATGCAATGTATAAAAGGGAAAAAAGAAAAGTTGGAAAACCTAGTAATGCTACTATTAGTTATAAAGGTGTGGAATATAAGAACATTAAAAAACTTGCTAAAGACTATGGAATACATGCACACGAAGTAAATAAAAGAATTTATAGGGGTTGGACTTTAGAAGAAGCTCTTGAAATCCCATTAAAAAGGCCAAATAATAAGTTAATGTTACACGTTCAATTATATGAATATAATGGTAAATTAATGTCCGTTAAGCAATTAGCAAAGGAAAGTAAAATTGGAATTAATGAAAAAGCACTATATAAAAGACTTGCTCGTGGTTGGTCTATTGAAGAAGCAATGACAATTCCACTTGCAAGACTAAAAGTAAACGAAAGGAAGTAAAATAAAATGGGAACTAATTATAGATATGAACAAGAAAGAGATAGTAAGAAAAGACAAAATATACAAGAAGTTGTTGAATTTATATTAGATAACGACTATGGAACAATGTTATACAATGAAGATTTGTCTAAAATATTAGGTTACAACTTTGAAATCGAAGAAGAATATTATAAATATAAAAGCATAATGCAAAGAGTTAAAAACTTTTTATTGCAATATGGCTATGTTTTAAAGTCTGTTGGTGGTGTTGGTTACTATATTTTAAGACCTACTGAAATTGCTAGACATTGTTATAAAACATATATTAAAAGAGCTGCAAAAATGTATGATAAAAGTGCTTATGTATTAGATAGAACAGATAAATCTCAAATGAACGAAGAAAGACTACAAGAAATAACAGACCTTATTGAAGTTAATCAAAAACTTATAGATAATGCTTGGAACACCTTAAAAGAGAGTGCTTACTATTCGAGAAAAGATTATTACGAAAGTATGGAGGGTTAATTAATGAAATTTTTAATAGGTTTAACAATAGGACTATTTATAGGAACATTCATAGGGATAAGTATAATGTGTATTTTGGCGGTAGGTAAGGAGGACTAGAATATGGAAATTAATACAGCTATAAAAAATTTAAAAGATAGAGTAGAATTAGATAGAAAAATGCGTGATAATAAAGCAGAAAGCGACTACGAAAAGTTTTGCGAAAAAGAATGTATATCTATTGAAACATTGATAGAAGGCTATAAAAGATTAAGCATTGAAGCACAAGCAACAGCTTTTGATGATGATAATATAGATACAGAATGCTTATTGAGAGTTCTATTAAAACAAGGACAAATAAGACTTGATGATAAAGGTTATTATCAAAGAGAAGCATTTGATTGGGAAGAAAACATGTATATGTTAGGACTTATGAAAAAAAGAGAAAAAACATTTTATATTCCTGATGAAGAATGTTTAGATGAATATACAAAACAACTTGAAAGCCAGTTACAAGAATATAATGAAATAAAAGAAATATTTAAAAAATATCTTTGCTTTCCAAATGATACAATGTATGATGGCTGTTGTAAAATGCAAAATGAAATAGATGAACTTAAAGAAGAAGTTAAAAGACTAAAAAATGAGGTGTAAATATGGAAGAAGATAAAACATATAAAATAAGAATAATGTTTGATATTGATGTTCCAAAAAATACAATAGATAGCGATTTTAACTCATTAATTTTAAGATTAAATAAATTAAGAGATTTTATATCAACGAATGAAGTAGATACAATTAGTATAGAAGAAAATAATAGAAATATACAAGAAATGCAAAATACTTTGGAACATTTTAGAATAAAGGAGATAAATAGATATGAGTGAAGAAGAACAAAAAGATATAAATAATTTAATATATACATTAGAAATGCACCATATAAGTAGTAAACCAATACAAGATTTATTAGACCTATACAATAAAGAAAAAGAAAAGAAAGATAATAAAATAGCAAGTAAGGACAAAGAAATAAAACTATTAAAAGAATTTCATAATAAGCATATTAAAATAATAGATGAAATGGCAGAAGAAATAGCAGAAAGGACAGGAAGCTGTCCATTTGATACTTATGAATATGAAATGGAAAATTGCAAAGATTGTCAGGATAGTTATAAAAAGTGTTGGATAGAATATTTTACAAATAAAGTAGAAGGAGAAAATTAAAATGAAAGTAGAATTAACAGATAAAATTAAGGTTAGAGTTTTAACATTATTAGATAGATGGCAAGAACAAGCTGAAGTTGTTAGAGATGATATGGAAAGCTATGTTTCAGGCTACAATATAACAAAATTGAAAATATCAAAAGATGTGTCTGATATGAAGTTGACATTTAAGAATATTGAAAGTATAATTAAAGAACTTAAATAGCGAGGTGGTAGCAGTTGGTAGCTCGTTAGGTTCATACCCTAAAGGTCGTGGGTTCAAGTCCCACTCTCGCAACCATACCTATTTACCAAGTTGTAAAAAAGGTTTCTAAAAATGTAAGTATTAGCAAAAAATACTTGCATTTTTTGTTGTTTTTTTTAAAATAATATGTTAAACTAAAAAAGGGTAAAATTATGAATGATAAGTATGATTGTGAAATGGTAAAAAATAACTTATGTAGTGGCTGTGTTGGTTTAGCCGAACAGAACTGGATTGGTAAATATAAATGTAGTTATTATTGGGAATTAGTAAGAAAAATTAAAAAAATAAGGAGAAAAGAGAATGAATAAAGTTGTAATAGCTTTTATAGGTATAGTCTTATCAATTATATTATTAATTTTGTCAATTTTTAATTTGAAAAATTTATATAGTTTAATAGACAAAGTGCAAGAGCAAGAAACTATTATAAACGAATTAAAATTTGAGTTAGAATATAATGATTATGTTTTTGAAGATAGTATGAAACAGGAGATATAAATGGATAGAAAAGCAAAAGAATTTAGAGAGAAATACAAAGTAGAAACAACTACAAGCATAGAAGATTTTATAAAAAATGAACAAATAAAGATAAGAGTAGATAAGAATTTAAGTGACAGTCAAAAAAGAGAGAGATTATTGGCTTTACAGAAAGTTTTAGATGATATGAGAAACCCTGCTGAGATTTTAAGAAGAAGAAATGAAGAAGCATGGGAGAAATGATATTGAAAGGGGGCGGTTATCTTCTAATGCTTAAAAATAAATATACAAAAAAATATTTAGGTTATGACTATAGTTTATATAATCATGGCTGCACAGGGACACAAGCTAAAAGAAATAGAAGATTAGGAACTCACATAATAAGAAGTAAACAAAAAAGAGAACTACAAAAAGAAATGAATGAATATTTACAAGGAGAAACAAATGAGAGAGAGAAGAAGTCTAATTGCTAGACAAATAATTGCAGAGTATAAAAAAGAAGAAGAATATAAAAAAACATTACAAAGAATGAACAGTAAGGAGAAAGAAAAGAATGATAAAAAAAGTTAATGTGTTGGGAACGGAATATAAAATACATTTTGATATTAATTCAAACAAAGAGCCACGATTGAAAAATGCTTGGGGTATTACTGATTTTTACACTAAAGAGATTTTTATAGATAAAGATATTTTTAAAGAACAACAAGATACTTCAACTTTAAATCTAAAAGCATTTAGGAATAAAGTATTAAGACATGAGATAGTACATGCTTTTTTATATGAAAGTGGCATGGCAGAAAACTCTAATAGTCAAAGAGCATGGTCAGAAAACGAAGAAATGGTAGATTGGTTTGCTGTTCAATCTCCTAAATTATATAAAATTTATAAAGATTTAGATATTTTATAAAAAATATTGACAAATTGACAAAAAAATGAGAAGTAATAATTAATAATCTTTCTCCTATAAGATTATATGAGTTAGTAAATTATATATTTACTAAAAAAGAAGGCTTAAATGCCTTCTTTTTTTATGTTATTGATATAGTTTTCTAAAAAATCAATGACATTATATCGGTAATTGGTCTGTAGCTTACGACAATCAATTTTAAGACCTTTTTGCTTTGCAAACAACAAAGGTATTGACTTGCTTTTAGAATTGTCTTTAAATTCATTTATATCGGCCATTTTTATTGCATAACATTCTTCTATGTCCGAAAAGAAAATTATGAGCATTGGAAATACATTTTTTTTATCTACCACTTCCAACATTTGTTTATATTGGTTATCTCTTATACAAGAAAATGGCAACGACTTACCTTTATGACTTTTTAATTCACATAAGAATAAGTTTCCTTTATAAAAAATCATATTGTCACATATATTGTTATTAGTAAACCTAACAAAATCATTTTTTGAGTTTCCAAAACTAGCAGGACTATCTTTAAATCTATAATAAAATAAATCAGGACTTTTTAAGTCAAGAGATTTTCTGAAATTTTCTTCAAATATTTTTCCTTGATTTTTCACAATTTTTTTCCTTTACAAGTTCTGCTTTGACTTCTTTTATTTTTTGATTTATTTTATTTAACTTTAAAAATAGACTATTATAGATTTCTTTGTTGTAAAAATTGTGGTGCATAGCATTTTCTAAAATACGTTTGCCTTCTTTAAGGTCATTAAGTTTAGAATATAACTCATTTAACTTTTGGTCTTTTTCGGTCATAAATATCATTTTTTTTACCCCGCTTTTTTTGTATCATAACATATATTTGACAAAATGACAACATTATTTTAAAATATAGGCAAAAAGAAAGGAGAAAGATTATGCCTAAACAAAAAAAACAAACTTTAAATGACAGTATTGTTAATAAGGAAATGAAAGCATTAGAAAAAAAGAATGAATTAATTAGCCTAGAAAATTTTTATATCAATGGACAATTAGAAAACACAGAGCAGCTTGTTGAAATGAAAAAGAACGAGCTTGTAAATAAAATTACAGAGTTTCAAAAGAATTTAACACCCGAAAAGCAAATGAACCCATATTTAATATCTACTTACTTTTTTAAGACTATTAACCCACTAACAAATGCTGAACCCGAATATTCTGCTGAAAAATTAGCAATAGTTTGGGACTTATATATGTATCTAATTGAACAAGTAAATATGCAAATAGGTATATTGCAACCTACTATAAGCCATTTTTGTAAGTTCGCAGGAATTTCTGTAAGTACATTTAAGAGCTATAAAACACGTGGTACATACGAAATGCAAATATTAGTTAATAAAATTTGTGATGAAACTTTTAATGGGAATGTATTATTGGCACAGACAAAAGTATTGTCTAATAGGTCAACAGAATTAAGAGTTAAGGTTGAAAACGAAGTACAAGAAAAGCCACAAGTACATGTAAATGTAAATGTTAATGAAGAAGTAGATTTAGGACAAATTGCTTCAAGACTACACGAAATATCTAACTTTAAAAAAGCAAAAAAAGAAATGATTGAAGGAGATAAATATGAGTAATAAAATTTTTGAGATTAATAAATTATTAGACCAAGAATTTGATTTACTTGCTAAAAATGGACAAAGACATGCTTACGACCAAATAAAATTAACTGATTTAAGAACAATAGTTGAAGATATAGATACATTAATACATGCTTTGTATCAAATAGATTTTAAAGAAGCAGGTAAAAGGTGTAGGAAACAATATATACCACTTTTGAACATAGTTTTAGAAAAAGAAAGAACAAATTTAGAGCAGCAAGCTAGTTGCTTAAAAAAGTTAGAAGAAGCTACTAGAATGTCTGCAAGAACAAATTTTGAAGATTTTGTTAGATATTATGAATGGAATGAACGAGATAAGTTTTTTGAACCTAGGTATTCAGTATTAAGAGCTTATGCTTATTACTTAAATAGAATGGTATTTGACCCTGACTTTAATATGCTAATTGTAAATTTACCTTCAGGAACAGGAAAAACCTATCTTGAAAAATTACATGAAGCATTTAGTTATGGTGTTGACCCTACAGGCACTTGCTTATACTTATGTTCTAATGATGACGTTGTTAAGGGTGGTAGTAGAACAGTATTAGAAGTAATTAAAAGTGAAAGATTTGGGGAAGTTTTCCCTGATATGAAATATGACAAAAATGATAGAACGTATTTTTTAAAAGAAACAGAAGCGGAATGGAAACTAAAAGACTGTAAACTTATGGCTTCTTATTATGCTAAAACTACTCAATCAAATGTTGTAGGGTGTAGAGCTAGTAAAACAATACATATAGATGACCTTTATGCCGATTATAAAGAAGCTTTAGATGAAAACTTAAATAATTATTTTTATAATAAATTTGTAACTGTTTGGAGAAAAAGATATATACAAAATAAAGTTCCTAAAATAATAATTACAGGTACAATGTGGTCGCCTACTGACTTTATAGTAAAAGTAATTGACCAAACTAAAAAAGAAGAAGAATTTATACCAAGTGAAAGATTTAAGTATGTTCAAGTAAATGCTGCTGATAATAAAGAAACTAAAGCAATAATACAAATACCTGCTATGGACTATGATACGGGAGAGAGTACATGTCCTAATATTTGGACTACTGAAAGTTTAGAAAAAGAAAAAGCAACTATGGACACTTACCTTTGGGAAACTAACTTTCAACAAAAACCTACTTCGCCTGAAGGACTTGAATTTGATTGGAATAATCTTAAATTGTATGAAGATTTACCTGCAAATAGATACGAAGGTGCATTTGCAGTAATTGACCGGAACTAGAAAAAGTGGAAAAGACTTTTTTGCTATGCCTGTATTTGTTCCTTATGGAGAAGATTATGCTTTTGTAGATTGCATATTTACAAAGGTTGCAACTACAGAACTTGTAAAAGATATAGTAGATAAAATGTTAGAAGATAATATTAGAGTTTTAGTTGTTGAAACTAATGTTGATGGTGGACTTAAAAAATTAATATTAGATGAATATGAAAAAAGGGGAATTTCTTGTAATTGCGATATTAGAGAAAAATACAATACTATGCAAAAAGCAGTAAGAATTGAACTTGAAAAGGGTGTAATTAAAAGGAGAGTATGGTTTCCTGATAAGAAATTATTTGGGAAAATAAGTGATATGGGAAAATTTATGAACAACCTTACTCTTTATAATTCGCAAGGTGGAAATAAGAATGATGACGCACCTGATAGTTGTGCATTATTTACAAGTGAAATTATAGGAGAAAAATATAAAAATAAAAAGGTAAAAGCAATAAAAAGACCTTTTTAAATAAATTTAATTTGACTTATTGACAAATATTAAAAATAGTGTTATGTAGGAAATTGAGAAAATAAAAAGAGAAAGTGGTGGTTATTTTTGAAAACTTATGGTCGTTCTGTATTGTATGCGAATGTAACAGAAGAACAATTATTGGCAATGTCATTAGAAGAACAAGATAAAACAATAATTGAAATAATGAATACCGCTACACAATTACATGAAAAAAATAAAGAAGAATGTCAGTATTTAATAGACTTTAAAAATGGAATACAAGACATATATGTAGAAAAACAAAAATTGACTAGACCTGAAATTGATAACAAGACTGTAGAAAATTGGGCTTATGCTCTTATTGATTTTAAGAAGTGTTTTTTATTGGGTAAACCTATTCAATATACACAAGTAAATGATGGCAGTTCAGATGAAATTGCAATGCTAAATAAATATTGTAAATATGAAGATAAAAAGACTAAAGACATGGACATATACGAAGATATACTTACTTGTGGTAGAGGTTTTAGATACACTAATAGTGATGAACCTAAAGAAGAAGATGAAGCACCATTTGAATTAATAAATCCGGAAGTCGAATATACAGAAATTGTTTATTCTTCAGGAATAAGACATGAACAATTATTTTCTTTTATAGAAACACCTATGCAATATGTTGATAAAGAACAAGACCTTGAAACAGGAGAATATAAAGAAGTAATTAAATATTATAGTGAATACACAATATATTTAAGAAATAGAAAGTTTGTAGTAACAAACAAGATAGGAAGTATAACCAAAGTTGAAGGTTCAGACCAATTAATTGCTTTGAATGAACATGTTATTACAGAATACTATATAAATAAAGCAAGAATTTCATTAATCGAGATTGGAAAAGATTTATTTAATGATATTAACTATTTAGAGAGTTTAGACAAAGATGACATGGAACAATTTGTAAATGCTATAATGGTATTCACTAATGCAGAAGTTGATGAAGAAGCATTAGGAGAAATAAAAGAGTTAGGTGCGGTTTCAATATCTTCTACAGAAAATAGAGAAGCACATGTTGACTTATTACAACAAAGACTTAAAGCCGGAGATACACAAGTTTATTATACAAGACTATTAACAAGTTTACATCAAATATTAGGTATTCCAATGGCTACTGATAACGGAAGTGTTACAAGTGGAGATACAGGAAAAGCTAAACTTACAGGTCAAGGTTATACAACAGCAGGTATTAGAATTGAAGGCGACGAGAATATGTTTGATATGTGCGATAGAAAGTGCTTAAAAACTATTCTTGCTATTTGTTCTAATTCTTCAAAGAGTGAAATAAAAGAACTTAAAGCAAGTGAAATTGAAAGTAAATTTAGTAGAGATACTACTGATAATTTATTGATTAAAACACAAGGATTATTAAATCTATATAGCTGCGACA